CATGTTGTTAGTACCAGAGACCTGACAATCGAATTCTTCTCTAGTAAAGTAATTAAGACTCATCTACTACTTCTCCTTCCAAGACATCGTCAGGTGTTGTTACTTCTGCAGTGCCTACGCCACTAATGTTGATCTGAATAGCGTTTCTACCAGCGTCTTTTACTACGTCTTTTTCAAAGGCACCAACAGGCAACATACGGTCCATAATTAACTTCCAAGCAGCAGCCTGATTTTTATGGTCATTGTCCAAGGCAGCATCAAAAATAGTCTCCAACACCAGTCGTGACTTAGGTGAAGCCAACATACGTGCTTTGTATTCATTGATTATCGCTGCGTCACCCTTTGGTCGACCTACTTTGCCTTTGTTACCTGGCTTAACAGCGGCTACTTCTGACTTACGGGGTCTACCACGACCTCTTTTTTTTATTTCTTGAGTCATGATTAAAATTATCCCTAATTACAACTATAGTATAACACAAGTTTACACAAAAGTCAAGTTATTTTTTAGTTATTTTACAAATTAGTAGTTTTACTAGTGTAAACAACAGCTTACATGAGCAGTAATTATCGTTATTTTTTCTAATTTTGCCTTATTTTGTGCTTAAGGGGCTACAACTATAGTTATACAGCGGCAACACGGGCTCCCCCTCTCGAATTTACACCAGGAAACCAAAGAAGTCAAGTGTTAATTTGCACAGTTGACATGGGTTGCA